ATTTCCCTCACTTGATTAAAATTCGTTACTGTTGAATGAAGCAAACATTTCACTGAACTTAGTTACGCTTTTTGCGCCGTTCCGCGTAAGCGTCTTCAACTTCCTTCTGCTTCTTCATTTCAAATTCAGTTCTTTCTCTGGCGTCTCTGGCATCCTTGCCAATTGAAGTTGCCGCCGTTACAACTGCTCCATAACCACCCTTGCTCGCCGTTCCGCCAGCAATCAAACCGCCGTTAACCATTTTTACAGCGGTATCGAAAGCGCCCATTATCATTTTATCTTTGGTTCTAGCAACAAGCGGCTTCATTGCAGCGAAGGCAGCGTTAGCACCTTGCTGTTTAGCCTTCAATATCGCCGCTGAATCCGTTGCTCCCCCGGTAGATTCCGGGCGATCACCCGGTTCAATTGTCAAAGCTTCAATTGCATCGTTGCCGGGTTCAATGCCTCCGTCCGGTGGCATTTCCTTGCCGGTTTCTTCACCAGCAACAGTTTCATCTTTGCCGCCCTTGCCGCCAGTGAACATTGTTTTCAGTTCTTCCATATCGGCATCTTGAGCGTTCATTTCTTCTTCTTTGCTATCCATCATGCGATCCAACGCATCATGGAAGCGCTTGCGATCAACTGCCTTGGCGTCCGCCATCTTCGCATCTTTCGCGCCTTTGCAATCGGCGCAATCACAATTGGCCGGGTGCGCCGCATCAACACCTTCTTCTTTCTTCTTTTCAGCTTCTTCAACCAACGCATCAAATGCCGTTGCCACTTCTTCAGGCTTAGCTGTCTTCGCCCATTCAATGACTTTGTTTTTCGTTGAAGTCCTCCCCAAAATTTGATCCAAAAGGTTCGCCATGCTAAACGCTCCATTTCCTGTTGAAGTAGGTTCCAACGAATCTTGAATTGATGCTTCCGGCCCCGCTCTGCCAACGTTGACAATAGCAACATGATTACCAACTATGTCAACTTGCAAAAGCAAATCGCCTTGCCTTAGAACGTGATAATTGTACCCACAAGACAACTCCCTAAGTCCAGCTTTTATTTTTTCGATTAGGTTTCGGGACTTAACGACTAGATCAGCCAATAGGGGAAAATCACCAGTTTCCAGCGGTTCCGCGCTCCGGCGAACGTTTGTGATTTGCCCTAATTCATGCTCCCGAACCGTATCAACATTGAGCATTTGATCCGGGTGCCCATCGGTGATTGACTTCAGTTCGAAGCTAGAAATTGTTCGCGGGCTAAAAACTTCTTCAGACGAACGATAAAGTTCAACTTCATCTTCCGGATTTCCTTCGATGTGTTGCGATTGACGTTCCCCTTCGTCAATTTCTTTCAACTTATATTTTTGAAATCCGGTGCGAGCGATCACAGCATTTTTGAAAATAAGATACCCTTCTGGAGTTTCAATCCAGTTATCGGATAATTTAACGCCGTAATAGGCTAACGCCACTTGATTCCTTTAGTTTATTGTGCAACCAACGTTAACGGTTCCACCATTCGCAGAAGTAAGAATTGTTCCGTTGTCAACCAATCCAGAAGGCGAATAAACACAAAGACCGCCGCTGAACTGAGAACATTCCGGAATGGTCCCAAGAACTGTTGGATTGATGAAGTAAGCGCCGGAAAGAAAACCATTTTGCGCTCCAATTCCAATTGCAAATAACAGAGCAACCGCAATTCCCAACCAATAACGTTTCTTCATTTCAATCCCCCATACCTACAAATCATGCCACAAGTTGAAGCGGCAAGCCGGAAACAAGCAAGAATTGTTTCTTGCTCATTAACGATATTCGCCCTTGAGTGTAAACCTTGTGCGGCCATTGTAGGAGATTCAACGAAAGTACAGGCAATGCGGGGCAGCGGCAATTGTAAATATTTCCGGCGTTGTAATGGCCTTCGCTCTTTTCTCCAATCAATTGTTCTGGAGCCGGTGGATCGCCGAAATTCACTAGAACGTGATTCATCTTTTGATGCGACTTTCTAACTCTAGCGTCTTCGCTTGTTTGCCATTCGTACCAATTCAAACCAATTTCTTCAGCGCGAACGCGAGTTATTGCAGTATCGGCTTTTGCAACTTCAGTTCTTGCAATTCGTTGAATTTGATATTCTTTCAGATGTTGCATGAATGGCCGAATGTCTTTAACAATATCCTCAGACCGTCGCCCCTTCAATTGTTCGCGTTGAATGAAGTGAATCGCTCGTTCTGAAATCTCTTCCGGCAAAGTTGTAATGTATTGAACATTTTCTTGAATTAAAGAATGCAAACGAACGCCAAGCGGTCCTTTCAACTCGTTTTTCAACATCGAATAAATAAGACGCCCTTTGCTCGCTTTGGTTGCCGCTGCCCGCCATGAGCGAGAGTTGCCCTGTGCAACCATTGTAATCATATTGGCCGCTAGACGTTGGGCAGAGCCTTGTATAAAATTTCGCGCTTGTGCGAATTCCACCAATCGAGCGTTTAACTCGCCTAACGTTGAACTTGTTGGAAACGCAAAATATTGATCTATCAACCGGCGAATTTCCCGTTGATAGATCAATTCAAATCGAGTTGGGCGATGGAAAGATGAGTTCATTTAGTCGCTTTCTATGGAATAATTTTTTCCGCTTTTTTCATTTAACCACTTTAATGCACCTTCTGGACTTAACGAAGAGTATTCTTCGTTTTTATAAGAAACGTTCCACCGTGTACCTTTTTTAAGTCCTCTACTACTTTTTTCGTTTGATTCACTTCTTACAATCGAACCTACTGAAGTTTCAATATGAGTTAAAACACCTTTATTTCTATGAATAACAACTTTATTTGATTCGCCACTTCCCCCGCCAGAACCAAATTCCCCATTCTCTGCTCTAGGATGGTCCGCTTCGTTGAATTCATCATTCGCAGCGCCGCCGCCTTCTTCAAACTCCGCACTTCCAGCCCGTGCTTCACCTTGTTCAACTTCAATTGGCGGTTGCGGTTTATCGTCCGCTTCATCAACAATTTCTTCGGTTATGTTGCTAAAGATTTCAGTCTTATCGCTAAGCTGTTTCAATTCTCTTAGCGTCAATTGCTGCGAAGTAACGCCAGCATTGAACGGAGCGAGAATTGCTTCTGTTCCTTCCTTGGCAAGCTTCGATTTGTCTTCTTCAGTCAACACACGAATCGAAGGCCAAGTTATATCAAGATCATCGGGAACATCCCCAAATTCACTCATACAAATTACTGGGTACAGTTGTTGCATTAACTGCGGTTCCAAATCATCACTTTGAGCCTGTTGAATTGCTTCTTCGTAATTGCGTTCATCAGCATCGTTACTGTTATCCAATCCGCTTGAATTCTTTCCAAATAGTTTTGAATATGGAATGGATGGATTCGAAGAAGCAGCAACCGCAATTTCAAACCGATCCAACACATCGGCAATTCCGCCAAATGTGTATTGATGCGATTCAAGTTTTCCATCTTTGCCAAGAATCAGCATTGATTGATTCGAAAGCAATTCGTTTTGCTGTTGGTAAACTTGTGCAAACTTCGTTAACGCGGCCCCGCCCGTTGTTGCACCGCTCAACATTTGTGCTAACTCCGGGTTAACCTGCGTCATAATCTGCGCTCGAAATAGTAATTGAAGAATTGACCAAGATGCGTTATCGCGTTTCCGCATTTCTTCCATTACCAATTCAAGAACACTGATTCCCCAATATTGGTTAGCTTCGTGTTCAGGCGTTGGAACATCCGGCCCAGTGAAACGAAGAATACGCGAAGCATGAATATCGAATAACGCTTCATTGCCATTCTGACCATGAACGGTGTAAGCCAACGGTAATCCGAATGTCAAAGGCGATTCAACGTCTTGCGCTTGATTTCCAACAGGCGTTATTCCGCTCCATCTATCAAACACAATCAAACCTTTGTAGGAATCGGGATTAATATCGTCCAGTTTCAAAGGTTTATCAAGAATGTTTTCATGGCCTTTGATCACCATTAAAGCACCCGCACCACCAAACAACCGCGACCATGTAATAGCGCGTTTGATTTTCTTTTGTGTCAAGGTTCGCTTAACAGTTCTATCAAAATCGGCAATTTGTTCAGGCGTCAATTTGCAATTTAGCCGGGGCCAAGCTTTAACCATATCCTTTGCCGGAATTTCAACAACCTTGCGAGGAATCCAATGGTT